CCTCCTCCTCCTCCAAAGCCTGCAACAAGTTTAAATGCACTTTTAAATGATGTGCCTCCTATTGCAGCCATAACAGCAGCGATTGCAATCATAATAGCAAGCTGTTTTAATAATTGGATTACAACTTGTTGAATTGATTTTAAAAATGTACTAAAAGCATCAGGATTAGATAAAGCATCAAACATCAAATTCATACCAGTAGTCACAATATTTGAAATAAGTGCAAATTGTTTTTGTGCTTCACTTGTATCTTGTACTGAACTGAGATAATCTCTCGTATTTAAAGACGCAATATTTAATGATTCTGATAGTTGTGTAGTTAAAGGAATTGTTTCTTTTAGACTTGTATTATAGCTTATATTATCTGTAGCAATTTGTGTTGTTGCATCAGATAAATCTTTAGTTGGATTTTTAATTTCATTAACCTTTCTGTTAAACTCTGACAATTCTTTTGTTAAAGTATCAAACTCTTTTTGTGCTTCTTTTACAACTTCATTTTGTTTTAAGAATCTATCTGTTTGAAACTCTAAACTTTTTGCTGTCGTGTTTTGATTACCATTTAACTCAATCAATAAATCACTTAATTTTTTTAATTTTTGATTTTCAATATCTAACACCTCACCTTGTCTTTGAATTTTTGATGTTAAATTATCTGTCTCTACTGATATTTCATTTTCAAGTTCTGCGAGTCTTTGTCTTTTTCTTTCATTGGTAATTTCAACTAATTTTCTTTGTGTCTCAGACAATGCAAAACTTGCTTCTTCTAAATTATCAACTGCATCTTTTGCTTCTTTAAAGTCGTCTATTAATGCTTGATTTGGATTTAACAAATCAGTTATCATTCCAAATAATCCTTTGAACTTATTTATCACAGAAGTTAATACTGGCATTAAGGCATCACCTATAGTATCTTTCATCTTATCAAATGAATCACCTAAGTTTGATATCTGTCCACCTAATGTATTTGATATACCAACCATTGCACCTGATACACCTTTCAGATCACCAAGAGAAAGTATGTAGTTTTGTATTGCGTCAGATGTGAAATCAACTTGTGTCTTTACGTTTTTAAAAGTGAATGTTACTTGATCCCCTTGCTTACTAGCACGAATACCAAACTCTTTTAACCTTTCAAACTCACCTACTTGAGCATCAATAATAGCTTCAGTAAGCATAACAAATTCTTTACCAGTAGAAGATGCTAGATCACCAAGTTTTCTCATCTCTTCTGATGTAGGTTTAAATCCTTGATTAGCTAGTCTTACAAAACTATCTGTCAATTCAGATACACTAAATGGTGTTTTAGATGCAAAGTCTGTAATCCTATCTAATGCTTTTTGTGCTTCTGATTCGCTTCCTAAAGTATTTGTAAGTACAGATTCAAACCTTTGAAAGGTAGATGTGGTTTCTATAACACCACCTGCAAACTCCATTATCTTATCTACTGCAAAAACCCCTGCAATAACACCACCAACCTTTGCTAGATTAGAACTAAAACCACTAACGCTTTTTTCACTTTTCTTGATGGCTTGGTTAAACTTACTAGCGTCACCATCAAATTCAAACTTTAATCTTTCCGTTGCCATAAATTAGAATTTAGTAACAAATATAAATATTTTACATCTTAGATATTTTACCTTCTGTCATAGTCTTATCCCAGTCTTTTAAAACGTTATCTAATTCCTCTTTGCTTAACGGTTTTGAGACTTTCTTTTTATGTGAATTATCTTGTGGTAGTTTGAATAGTTTATTTGGTTGTATGCGTTGTGAACTCTTCGTTGCATTTACATTTACAAGCATTGCAGATATGTAACGTAGTCTTTCCCATTCTAGGTTCTGATGTATCTGAAACGCTTCAGACATTCTCGTATTCTCTGCAAACGTATTCCTCCAAAAGGTATTAGGGTGTATTCCACATTGACCTATGTAGAAGTCTAAGATGTCCTCCCAAATATCAGTATCTACTTTTTTTTTACTTCTTCCTTAGCTACTCTTGGTATTCCCATATTAAGATCGTTACCAAGTATCCTAGATTCAGTTAGTGCAGTCATCACCTTTTGTAGTTCTACTGCACCAAAGTCTTCTAACCAACTACCAACATCGTATATCGTGTAGTCAATAGGGTTCTTTTCTTCTTGATCGTGTGCAATCAAACCTGAATAAATCAATGCTCTTATTGATGATATGTTTAAGTTTTCTGCCGTGAAGTATTGTTCAAGATCATTAAGACCGATACCGAGAGTTTCTGTGAAGTGACACCAAAAATTCATAGAGAAATGGAGGGTTCTCTCTTTCCCTCCAATCTCTATTTTTATATAACCTCTTTTACTATTCATATAGTAAAACTAATACTAATAATTAGAATATAAAAATTATTAGTTTGTACCTATAGAAACTGCACCAGTAGAAGTAAAAGTACCTGAAAAAGTTATAGGTGCTTCTGCATCTGCCGTGTAATCAATAGAACTAATAAACCCTTGTACTGCATAAGTAGTATCACCACTTACGGCAGTACCAAATTTTGCGTGGATTTTTGTTCTATTATTTGCGTGTCCTATCATAGTATCAACATCTACAGTATCATCATAGGCAACAAAAGAATCGAACGATATGTCCAATGATCTCGTGCCTGCAATAACCTCTCTGTAACCACCACTATCTTTAGAGGTAGCTTCAGGAGTATCTAAAGCGAATGATAAACTAGCCGATGTTGAGTGTCCTAAATTTGTAAATGAACTACCGTCTGTACTTATTGATAGTACAAGAAGTGTTCCATTCATTAAACCTGTGCTTGGCATAGTATTAAAATTTAATTGTTAAACAAATAATACTACAAACTTAAATAAGAAAATATATAATTATTTTTATTCAGATACTGATAATGTAATTGAAGTAGGGTTGATTTTCTCTTCTATCTGTGCATCGAGATTAGCTTTCATTTCAGCAACCTTCTCTTCACCCATAGTAGTCTCACACCATTCAGTAACTTTTGCATTTGTTAAATCTGCAAAAGGTATGAAGTCTGTGATGTCATCAGTAGAGATTACTTGCGTACCAATCATAGTAGCAGTATATGGGTTGCTATCTGCATCTACTTTATCTGATGTGCAGTTGTATCTCCAATGAATGTTATATATAACGTCTGTGTTATCGTCTTTTGAAGGGTAACAGTCTACTGTTCTGCAATCCCACGAGTAAGTATTTTTTGCTTTTGCCATAACTTTGTATTTAATATTTTAACAAATATAATAAATTTTTAAATCTCTTTTTCTAGTTCTTTAACTCTAGCTTCTAGTTCTTGTATTGACTTTAATAAGATAGGTACTAGCTTACTGTAATCAACACCTTGCATATTTTCACCATCCTTTTCACCTACAACTGCTTGTGGAAATACCTCTTGAAGTTCGTGTGCAATAACACCATAATCTCTAGTATTGTTTGAGTTCCATTTAAAATCATACATCTTTATCTTCGATGCAATCTCTAAAGCGTTAAAATCTTTTAAATCTTCTTTTAATCTGTAATCAGATGAAGTTGCATAAACTGTTGATGTACCACTTCTTGTAATACTACCTACAGCAGTACCATCTGCTTGTGCAAATAAAATAAATCCAGTATTAGAAGAATCATCTTCTATTGTCATACCATAAGTAAAATTAGCTGAACCTGCATTATTAGAAATTTTAAATGCAGATGCTGTAGAACTATTTATCGTTGCGTTTTGTATTACACCATCATTTGCGATACGCAAACGTTCAGCAGTATCTGCTTTAAATATAAATGAACCATAGCCTGATAAACCTTCGGCTGCATTAAATTCGACTCCACAATCATCACCACCATTACTTTGAAAAGTTTTAATTGTTAAACCTCGCTGAGTTCCCGAATATTCTAAACCACCGATTCTTGAGGCTGTACTATTTGCAGTTGCAGTTACAACTGAAAAACGAGCATCAGGCGAATCAGTTCCGATACCGACATTATTTCCACTTGTTAGTGTCATAGTTTTACCACCTGAACCACCTAAAAATAAATCTGCTTCATTAGGTGATTGTCTTTGAACTTGACCTATGTTTGTAGAAACACCATTAGATTTCAGATTCATAAAATTAATTGTGCCAGTAGCATTACCATAATCCATTACAAAACCTGCGTTATTAGTAAATGAAGATATGTCAATACCACCTCCGTGAACGTGAAGCTTATTATTTGGTGCTGTTTTATTTATGCCTACGTTTCCGTCACTTGAGATACGCATCTTTTCACTACCATTAGTATCAATTCTTAATCCAGTTGGCATACCTGCTAGTTCTGCCCAAATAGTACCACCACCATCATTCTGTGTGAAAGATATAAATGCAAAGTCATTAGCACTTCTTGCTCTTAATTTTAAAGCAACAGCACCACTATCAGATGTAATGTCTAAAGGTCTTGATGGGTTTGAGTTTCCAATTCCTACGTTTCCATCACCCCTGACTACTAATGCCTCTATTGGTGTGTCATCAGAATCACCTTGTACGTGTAGTAGATTATAGCCAGTTGAACTAGGGGTTGCACAATGTATATATGCTACGTCACCAGTATGTCCACCAATGAAAGAACTGACTTCAAATAAAGGTGTTTTTTGTACACCTGATACGATTTTCACATCACCTTGTACGTGAAGCGTATCGTTTGGCGCAGTATCTCCAATTCCTACGTTACCTGAACCAGTTACGGTTATAGTTTGTGCGCCGACTCCAAGGTATAAAACACTATTACCATTCACCATCATATCGGATGCATTACCAGTACCAAGAAGATTTCTAGCAGAACCCACGTTTCCATAATTACTACCACTATGAGCAAAATCCATACGTCCCCCAGTACCGCTAGTAGAACTCATTGTAATTATACCATTTGTACTACCTTCAACTTCTAATTTTGTAGCAGGCGAAGCTGTTCCAATTCCTACGTTTCCATTACTTTTTTCAAGAATCATTATAGGTGTATCTATATCAGAAAAAGTAGCATCTGATTGAGTTGAAAATACAATATCTCTATTATAAGAATGTATCAACAACTCACCAAAAGAGTTAGAACCACTAAATGCAGTTGATTCTCCCATTTGTAAAATAGGTTCATTTTCACTATTATACCTACCTGAAAAAAGAAATGGAGTATCTAAAACACTTTGTTGTATATTAAATTTACCAATAGGACTTGTCGTTCCTATGCCTACTGAACCATTAGGCACAACAACACTACCACTAGTATTTAAAACAGTATTTGAACCTAAACTATCCAAAGTTATGACTGCACCACTTGTTAAAGACATTAATGTCCTTGAATTGGTAGTATCTAACATCTCAAATACTCCATTATTATTTCTTAATCTAAAATCGCTATCACTATTTGAGTCAACAAAATCAAACGATGGCACATCTTTAACCATAGACATATCACCACTAAAAGTTGTGTCACCTGCACTTGAGATACGCAAACGTTCTGTTGTAGATGTACCATTAGCAGTATAGAAAACGTGAGTACCCATAGAAGTATTATTTCTAGATACATAAGTTGAAGAACCATTGTTATGTCCTAGTTCTAAATATTGATTTGTACCATCTGAATCAGACATACGTATCATTGTATCTGTATGACTAATTTCAAGTTTTGCAGAAGGCGAAGTTGTTCCTATGCCAAGATTTGAACTACTTAAGGTCATTGATTGTGAATTATTCGTAAAGAACTCTAAATTACTATCAGACTGTTCAATTCTTTCGTGTGTATTATCCCAACTAATAGACAAACCCGCATCTAGATTTATATGACCACTATTAACTGTTAATGTGCCTGTTGTAGTGATAGCACCTGCAAAAGTTGCATTGCCTGAAGCATCTATTGATAATCTGCTTGTTGAAGTATCGCCTTTATCATTTGTTGACCTAAAATCAAAACTTCCGTGTGTTGAAGTTCCACCTGAAGTTAAAAAACTTGAAGTGCCATCGTGATATATATTTATAAATTGGTCAAGTTGATTTTGACTGCCATTATCTCTTGTAATAATAAGACCATCATTAGTATCACCTGAATCACCTATAATAGCAAGTTTTACACCTGTATTTTCATTTAATGTACCAGAGGAAATAGCACCTACTTGTACTTTCCCTGCAAAAGTTGCGTCGCCTGATGTATCAATGGTAAGTCTATTATTTGTCCCTAAAGTTGCATTATCAGAAATAACAAATTTATTACTATCACTTCTATCAATACCCATTGACATCGTATTACCATCAGATTGAAACACTAAAAATGGGTCATCAGCTAAAGAAGAACCAATCTGTAAAGACGTTGGGTTTGCTGTTTTATTTATTGTAACATTCCCTGCAAAAGTTGATGAGCCATCATCTATAGTTAATTGTAAGTTATTATTAGCATAAAATACAATATCTAAATCACCTACAGTTCTAAAGGCAGGATTACTACCTTGTTGTGTCAATACACCTACTGCAGAACTACCACCCCAAGCTATATTATCATAAGTAGAATTTATTACTTCAAGAGCATACGTCATACTCGTTTGACCAAGTCCAAGCCTTCCGTTAGAATCCAGTCTAGCACGTTCTGAACCTGCTGTAGAAAATGATATAGTGTCATCAGCAGGAAAGCCAAATAAAGTGTTAGTATCGTCTTTATGGAAAACACTACCCTCTAAAACAATATTATGATTGAATTGTGCATCATTTCCTGCAACTGTAATTCCACCTGCAAAGGTAGAGTTTTGAGAAGAATCAAATGTCAATGCGTTTGTTCCACCAGTTGTGAAACCTAAACTATCAGCACCTACTCGATACATACCAGTATTATCATCACCATAGAAAGTAAAATCAGGTGCACCTGCATTACCATTATTACTTGTACCTATTTGACCATTAACAGATAACTGAACTGCTGAATCAGGTACAAGACCAACACCCAATAAACCTTGAATTTGTATGTTACCACTTGACTCACTTATAACAGAATCAGTAATCGTATCTGAATCTGACCACTTTACAATCTTACCTGCAGTACCACTTCCGTCAACTGCACCACTACCAATAGGTATTTCAACAACTTGACCTGCAGACGTTACACCAAGTCTCTGCGTTACTGTTCCAGTAATGTTACCACTGCCGTATTGATGTAATCTCATACCAGTAGTCTGTGCGAAAGTAAATTGTGTAGAACCACCGACACCTAATTGAATATTATCACTAGCAGTTGTTCCTTGTATATAGACATCATCCGATGTCCATCTTACTTTTTGGTCATTATTTAAAGTAAGTTTACTATTTAATACACTTAGACCATCAGAATTAAGTCTAATCTTTTCAGATCCTGCAATTACAAAACCTATATTTTCGTCACTAGGTACATAAAAACCTTCACTATTTGAACCTATTGATAAGCCCGGTGCCATTATAGTTCCAGATCGAAATCTTACAGTTGAAGTTGAAATGTCTAACGGTAGATCGTTACCACCACCATCTGTAATTCTTTTTACGGTTGATCCAATTGCTTGGCTATCAGTTGATTTTAAAAGTCCGAGATAACTCGCAGATATATTATTTCCAGTTAATGATGTACCCATAAGAATATTTTATTTACAAATATACTATTTTTTCATTTTCATTATGTGCTTGTTGTGATGTACTCTGTGACAGTTGCTACAAAGTATCTCGCATTTACTCATAATCTCTGTTAATATCTTGTCAACCTTACCGTCATAGAAACTTTTTTTAGATAAGTTTCTTATCTCTCTAGCTATAGCTAATCTTTTTCTTTTAGTATGGTGAAAGTCTAAAGCACTAAAGTTTTTATCGTAACCACATTTAACGCATTTGATATCTACGTGAGTAGATAGCTTATATATAAATTGTTGCTTCCAGTATCTATGTCTCTCTTCTCTTGCAATATTTCTACAGTCTTTACAATGAATCTCAGGTTTCTTGTTTGACCTTTTATAATATCTGCTTAATGGTTTATGCTTTTTGCAAGTTTGACAAACCTTACCTTCCTTGTCCTCTATACTTTTTAACATAGTTCTTAGATGTCTTGCTATTAGAATGATTGTTTTTACTATGTACTCCTTTTCTTTTTTTCTTTGGTTTTGGCTCGTATGCTCTTGGTAAAAATCTTTTAGCCATTACTTCTTAGAATATTTTTCTAAACCCCTAGAACCAAAGTATGCACCAATGACAGTAATTAAAACTATCTGCAACAAATCTACCCAACTCTCTTTGACTTCAAACTCTATTTTACCTGCATCTATAAACACCAATAAAATAGTTGAGATTACTAGAATCAATAATACAATAGGCCTGATGTTTTTAGA